GTACTGACCGGCGATGCGGGCGAGTTCCTGACCGGGGTCCGGGACGCCAGCGCTGATGATGTGACGGATCTTCGCGATGAGAGTGGCCGCGGTGACGGTCTTCTCAACGGTCTCGAATCCGTTCGCGTCGAAATCGGTGGTCGACTGGATCGTCGGGTTCTCTTTGGGCGCGAGGTCCTGGATGCCCTTGAGTGGGAGCCAGGTCACGCTGTCGGTGGAAACGTCGACCTTGAACCGACGTGCGAGCTGAGAGCTCATGAGTGCCTCCAATGGCGGGGTGGGAATACGAAAACCCCCACCGGATGGCAGGGGTTCGGGGGAATGTAGGACCCTGGGTTAGTCCCACGCACCGCCATCAGGGCGGAGGCTTGTGGGGGGCTCGTCAACGTCAGCCAGAAACTTGGTGGACCACGTGGACCGCATCGAGTCGTCGTCGTCGAGGTCGATGGTCCCGGCGAACCGCACCTGGACCACATGTGTGGCACCGAACATGACGTTCGTGAGGCCGAGCAGCGCCGCGGTGATGGCGTCGGTGAGTTGTACGGCGTCGTCGGGGTTGTTTCGCACCCCTCGAGCGAGCACTTGGACGAGGAACGTGGAGAACGGGCTGGCGACGTCGGCGACAGTGCGCATGACCCGGATGGCGATGGCACGGTCTGGGCTCGTAGGGAGTTTCAGTCGCACGATCGCCGTGTCCGTCGACTGGTAGACGGCCGTCGGGTCGGTCAGGTACGCCCCTACAGCAGCGGTTTGCAGTGTCGTCGCGATTCCGACGAACAGGTCACCGGTTGCACCCATCAGAGCCCCATTCGTTGGCGGACAACCTCAATCACGGTTTCCCCGTAGGTGAGCATCGGTTGGATGAGGAAGAACGACTGCCCGTGCGAGTGCGTGAGCGGGGCACCGTACTTCGCGGGGCGGCGGAAGTAGACGCCTTCGTGCTGGTACAGCGCGTACGGGCCCGGATAGTAGAGGTGGGCGACATGCTCACCGTCGACCGGGCCGGCCCCGACCTTGCCGAGCCCAACGTCGCCGGATCCTGCGAGGTTGCCTGTTTCGATCGGGACGAGCGGGGACACTTCGCCGTGCATGTAGGACATGCCCGCCAACACGGCTTCGTCGGCTTTCGCTTCCATCGCCGCGGTGATCTCATCGAAGTGGAGGTCGAAACGCCATTCGATGCCCACGACGGCTCCTAGGTGAGTGTGACCGCGAGGTGGTCGGGGAGGTCGAGGTTGCCGGCGTCGTTCGCGTTGACCTTGATGACCAGGGCGGCACGCATCGGCGTGATCTCGTCCCCATCCGAATCCGCGAGGACTGTCACCCGTGACTTCTCGATGAACAAGGCCACATTGTTGATCGACGTGTACAGGGTTGTTTCCGAGACCACCTGCTCGCCGGCCGAGTTCCGCACCAGTTTGCGCGAGTCGTCGACGAACACACCATTCGGTGGCGCCAGGACGACGGCGGTGTTGTACACGTCCCCGTTCGGCCCGGTGCCTTTCCACGTCTCCACCGACACGGAGTGGACGAAGAACTCGTCGAGGTCGTGGTCGCTCATCCCGTCACCCATGCTGCGTTGCGTGCCAGGCCCGCGATACGCAGGATTTGGATCGCATCGGTGACAAGTCCCTCGGATGCGCGTTTCTTCGCGTCAGCGGCGTTCTGGGCGTCCGTCTGCGCGTACTGGATGCGGGCACTGCCGAGACTCTTCGCCTCTTTCACCGACGTTTCGACCGCCCCACCAGCATTCGGGTTGATGCTCAGTTCGACCAACGCTGCAGCCTGGCAGCAGGTGGCGTCGTTGAATGCTTGCAACTGCGCCGGCAGGGTGGGCAGCCCGGTGGTGTCGGCGGCGTAGAAGTCGAGCTTCGTCGCCTCCCGCACCTGCAGTGACGCTTTGCGGAGCACCTGAGCAATGTTGGCGGGGGCGCTGCCGCCGGTCCACGTGACATAATCCGCGGACGTCGCGTAGACCAGCATCAGCTACCCCTTCCGGGACTTGGCAGCCTGAACGGCCTCGTCCTCTTCGAACAGTTCCCGCAACTGCTTCTTGCGGGCGAGTTGGCGGGCGAGCTCGTCGTCGGTGAACGTCACCTGCGGGTCGCCGACACCGAACAGTTGCGGGTGAGCTTCGCGTGCCTCGTCCTCGGTGAGGACCGTGACACCGGGCAGCGGGAACACGCCGCCGTCGTTCGTGCGAGTGGTCAGGTACCGGCCGTAGTGCTCGTCGGTGACGGACTGCACACCACCCTTTTCGTTGCGGATGAAGACGGTCATTCGGTCACCTCCGGCTCTGCGACCTCGTCGGCCGGCGCGTCTGTCTCGGCCGGGTCGTCGCCGACGTGACCGGAGGACACGACCTCTGCGACCGGTTCCTCAGCGAGCGTGTGGAGACGCACCGCCTCGACCTGCGGGTCGGGCTCGCCGAGCAACTGCGGCGACGCATCCTCGACCTTCACATCCGCCCACCCAGCAACGGGTGCGCCGTTCTCGGTCGTGGGGAATGCGAAGTCGTCGGGCACCGAATGCACGGCGCCGTCCGGGTTACGAACAAACCTGGTCATCAGGATCCTTCTTCCTACTGGTGAATGGTGGTTCTGGGTGGGCACGACCTCCACCCGACAAGACGCCGGGTGAAGACCGAACCCCACAGAGAGGGTCAGGTGAGGACGACGAAGCCCTTCTGGTCGTACAGCTTCGCGACGCCGTACAGGCAGTCGACGGTGACCTGCACACCCAGGTTGTTCGGGCTGTAGGACATGGTCACGCGCAGCACCAGACCGGACGTGGGGTCCTGGATGGTGGACTGCACAGCACCCTGACCGGCCGGAGCCTCGGGCAGTGCACGGGATGCGAACACGATCGCGCCCGGGTCGAACGCGAGGTTCTTCGTCGAGTTCGGGGTGCCGGCGACGACGGGCACCAGCTGCGACTCGAGCAGGTGGATGCCGTACAGGTTCGGCAGGGTCGAACCGGTGACGCCCTGGTCGCGGTTGTCGTTGTAGGCGAAGAACGACTGCAGGGTGCTGTCGGCGCGGAGCGCGGCGATGTCCTTCGTCGACGTCAGCTGGTACCGGTTGTCCGGGGCCACCTTGCTGTCGGTGAACTTCTTCGCCACCGCACGCAGCGTCGCCGCGGACAGGTCAGTGCCGGACGTGCCGACCGAACCCGAAAACAGCGAATACGTGCCGATGATGTCGGACTCGATCTGTTCCGCGATCGCGATGACCTGCGCACGGATGTACGACTCCATGAGCACCGGCTGAGCCTGCGCACGCACGAAGTCCTCGACGAGGATCGTCGCTTCCTTGTGCTTGTTCAGGGTGACGGTGGTGTCGGTCGACGTCGGCGTCTGCAGGGTCACAGGCGAGTTCTGCACCTTGTCGTTGGCGACGAGGGTCCCCGGGTAGGGGATGTGCAGGGTCGAACCGACCTGGAACGTGGCGAGGTCGGAGTCCTTCGTGACCTTCGGCGCCAACTGGATGTTGTTGCGGAGGATCTCGAGGGCGATGTTTGCCCAGATGGACGGGATGAAGGGCGCAGCGGAGGTGCTGTTGATCGCCATGGGTCACTCCTTAGGTGAGGATGCGCCCTTCTCGCTGAGCGAGGAGGATGTCGGCGCGGTGGGATTGGAAGAACGCGGGGTCGGAGATTTGCGCCGTCGTGTAGATGACGGGTTTCGCGGCGCCCGCGGGGGGTGTCGAACCACTGGAACGGGGGGCAACAGGTTCGGTGCCCTTGAATGCGAGGAGTTCCTGCACCGATGCGGTGAGTTCTTCCTCGTTCGAGCCGACAAGCAGGCGCTCGGGCACACCGTGCGTCGCGGCCGTGCGTGCACGGAGAGCGTCGAGGCGTGCCTGGGTGGCTTCGGCGGCGGCCGTTGCGGCTGCCTCCTGTGCCTTCTGCAGTTCGGTCTTGTTCGCTTCTTCGAGAGCGTCGAACTGTTTCGCCTTCTCAGCGTTCGTTTTCGCGCGCGCTTCGTTCTGGCGGGCCAGAGCCTTCCACTTCTCGAGTTCGGCTACCGGATCGGGCTCGGTGGGCTCTACCGGCGGCGTTTCGACGACGGGGGGCTCTACGGGCTCGGTTGGCGTACCAGTGGGGTCAGACATTGTTGGTTACTCCCGTTTCGGGCATGAAAAAAGCGCCACCGTTTCGGTGACGCGTGCCGTAGGACCCCGGCTGGGTGGTTAGTTCGGATGCGGATCAGCGAGCTGTTACGGGATCGCCGCTTTGAGAATGCCCACGAGCGCAGCCGTGTCCACGTCGAAGTGAAGCGTGTAGCGGATCGTGGTCGGCCCGGACGGGTTGATGAGAGCGATCGTGAGACTGCCGGGGTCGATGGCTGCGGGGTCGATGCCGGCGAGGGCGGCTATTTGCCCTTCCACTGTGGGATTCAGGGTTAGACCGGTCATCCGTTAGCCTCCGTACGGTGTGACGGACAATGTGCCCATGGACAGGTCAAGCTGTTCACGCCTCGACTGCCGCAACAGGGTTTCGTTCTGCGCGAGGAAGTCACGCATTTTCGCCTGCGCTGCGCGAACGTCTTTCCGTGCCTGCTGCCGACCGTCAGGTGTGCGCGCGTATTCGAGTTCCCGTTTCGCTACCCGGATCGCACGTTCGAGGGCCCGCTGCTTCTGGGTGGCGTTGTAGGCAAGCTGGTCGGCGTCAGTCCATTCCTGCGGATCGGGAAGGTGAGTGCGGCCGGCCACGTATTCGGCTATGTGGTGACGGCAGTTATGTACTAGAATCGAGTTGGCGACATACGCGCCCGTCTCGCTCTGGAGGTCATACGCATGCCCCGTGAACCAATCGCTCTCGACGTCGACCAGCTCGTCCGCCTCTACGCCAGCGGCGAGACCTGCGAGAATCTCGGTCACCGATTCGGCGTCAGCAGCGCGACGATCCGTCGCCGCCTCCACGCCCTTGACGTGGAAGTGAGGCAGGGCCCCAGCTACCGCACCACCGACAGCGAGGCCGTCAAGCAGCGGCGCGCCCGCACTCGATCCGCGCGGGGACTCCACATCGGTCCGTGGGAGCAGGAGTTCGCCCGGCTGCTCGATGCGGCTGGCCTCAACTACCGGCAGCAGCCGCCGATCGGCCACTACAACCTCGATTTCGCCCTTGACGAAGCTCCCGTCACCGTGGAGATCGTCAGCGGAGGCGGGAACGAACGTTCGGCCGCCAATCGCCGCGAGCGAATCCAGTACGTCCTCGAACGTGGTCTCTGGCTTCTCGAGGTCCACGTCCGCTACGGCAACGTCACTCGACCCATGACCAGCGGGAGTGCTGAATACGTGCATGCCCTTGCTGAGAGCCTTCGCGGGAAGCCAACCGTCCGCGGTGAGCACCGGATGCTCTGGGCTGACGGTGAGCTGATGACCCCGCGCAGTCGTCAGGTGTACTGACGGCCCCTCGTACCATCCCTTGACGCCGTTCTCCGCGTTACCGAGGAGGCGCACGGCCTGGTCGCCCAGGATCGCGTTCGGGTGGAACAGACCGGCCGCGGTCGCATCAGCGATCGACGGATGTTCGCCGTCTGGGACGATGCACAGCACCACGTTCTGCCAGGGCATGCACAGCGGGCACGGGTGGCCGTCGTCGGACACGAACACGAGGTTCCCGCCGAGGGACTGGATGATCTGCAACCGGGATGCGTTGTACGCCCGCTGTGACGCCGTCCTAACAGCCATCTCCACATACGACGACAACGCCCAGTCACGCCCGGATTTGTCGGTGAATCCGGTGATCCCGCGGCGCATGAACTCACGCCACGCTTTCGCTTCCGCCTGATCTGGTGTGAACCCGTTCGGGAGGACTTGACCTGCAGCGCCGGCCGGGTTGACGAGTTTGTAAATGTCGTCATCGAGGCGCGTCAGCCGGAACCGGACATCTTCGAGCTCGGAGGTCAGATCTTCACGGATCGCATTCGCTGCACGCACACCATGCAACTCGTACGGGTCGAAGCCGGGGTTCTCGGACGGTGGCAGAAACCCACCATGCGTACCACCACCACCTGACCCGCCACCACCGAACAGGTCGAGGTTGGTCCCTGTCGGCCCGCTGAGCGCCGAAGCCGCCCTGGGTGGTCTCGGAATGCCGCCACCACGTCGAGCGTCGACCACAGCGGCAGCAGTGACCGCGCTGACAAGCTGTGGTGTCTCCTGGGTGAGCCGGGTGAGGACCATTTGCGTCAACCGGCGCACTTGCGTGCGAGCCGTCAGCAACCCCATGCCCGAACCGAGCACACGACGCCCGATCTGGGCTATCCCGGCGAACAGTGTCGACTCAGCCCACAGGTACAGGCCGATCAGTGCAGCGTCAGCACTACTGGGGTTGCTGGTCGGCGTTGCCACTCAGCTTCCCCTCCCGAGACTGAATCCCCGCAATGGTGGTTTTGTCCGTCGCTAACTGTGCCGGATCCGCAGACACACCGCTCTGACCGGCTTTGACACCACCAGTCGCGGAACCGTTGTCCGCCTGAGCAGCCCACAGGTGAGCGAGCGTCGGGTCAGGCAGCATCGACAGGTCCGCTTTGATCTGCGCAACCTCGGTCGTGACCTTCTCGTCGTCCCAGTCCGGGTTCAGCATGCGAACCTTGGTCTCGGTCGACGCAGCCTCAGCAATGTTGATCAGTTGCAGGGTGCGTGCCAACACTTCGGGGGTGATCGTGTCACTGTCTGCGAAGTCGACGTCGGGGAGCGCATCACCGCGGCCGGGACCGTTGAACACGAACTTGTCGACGTCGAGGAGGGCGGCGAAGATGCGTTTCAGTTGCGGACGCCAGTACATGATCGACGCCGACCTGGTCAGATCGGTCAACGATTCACGTGCGGTGACCTCAGTGGCAGTCACGGCAACCTCGCCGGCGTCACCGAACGACTGCGGGGAGAACCCGCACGCCTGATACAGGCGCGCCAGCAGGTGCATGGCAGTGTGCATGTGCTCGAGGTAGCGGATGTTCGGTTGGAACATCTCGATGAACGACTCGACGGAACCCTTCGCAGCGCCTTGGTTCAACGAGCCGACCTGCTCACCAGTCTCGGTGAACACTTCCTTGTCCGCGTCGAACACACCACCCTGACCTGCAGGACCAATATCGATCAGACCCTTCGGGACGATGATGCGTGCCTTACCCAGGCGGATGTCGCGCATCCACGCCGAGTACACCTCATCGATCTGGTCGAGGATGTCCTCAGCACCATCGAACGCGGACTTGCCGAAGTCACGTGCGGTCGGATCCTTCCGCAGCTTCCCGTTCGGCCGCGACCACGGAATGTACACAGCAGTCAGCAGGGTCGAACCGGTCGCGATCGAAGCATCCGCATCCACCAGGTCCGCCAAATGTTCGGCGCCGGGATGATCGGTCAACGGGACACGACGGCCGAGTTCCTTCTGACTGGACGCACGGAACAGCCCGAACTCGATACGACCCGGCTCGTGGAGCTCGAGCAGCTTGAACGACCCGTTGTCGCCATCCAACGGTGCCAGGTCGGTCCAGAACGTCACCGCAGCGAGACGACCCGACCGGAACACCGGAACAGCAGCATCAGCGGCGACAGTGTCCAGGAACGGCCCATCGGGGACGATCTCTTCATCCCACGCGATCTTCACGTACACGCCACCGTGAGCGGCACGCAGTTCACCAGCCTCAAGCAGGGCAGCATGGGCTTCGTCGTCGAGGAGTTCCACGAGTCGGTCGGTGGATGCTTTGCCTTGCGCGTCGGTGAGGTTCTTGTCGTCATCGTCGTGGTCGCCGTCGCCGAAACGCACATCGGGCATTTGTGCGAGGACGACATGTGATGCCATCCGGGCAATGTCCGCAGCAGCCGGCACATGCATTTTGATCGGCCGTTGCGACGACGTCTGAGGTGTGGGGGTGCCCCAGAATTTGCGGCGCACCTGACCCCAAATGGACGTGTTCTGCTGCAACTGGTTCGTCGCGTACAGCCACGACAACGCATCAACGTCACCTGTGTACCAGGCGTCCATGCGTTGGATGGTGGCGAGAGCGTGACCGAGTTGTGCTGGGGGCCACGCTTCACCGGAGTCGGGCAACGGCATGGACGGCTCCTAGCGGTCAGATGGTGAGCATGGGACGCCACACGGACTCGGATGTTGTGATCGCGTACCGGCCGGCGTCGAGCGAGTGGTCGGCAACTTTCACCGGTTTGTCTTCACCTTTGAGAGTGAACTTCGGATCCCACGAGTAGCCGGGTGCTTCCTGGTTGAAACCGGGTGTACGGGTGGTCGTTTTGAGGTGCCCGGACGAGAACAGGGACGCGACCGTGCCGATGCCGTAGGACACGCTGTTGTCTGCGTGGCGGACGTTGGAGAGGCCGTCTGCTTGGAGTTGCACTTGGAAGGATGCGGCTGCAGGGTCGAGGAACACCCACTCAGGGGCGAGATGTGTCCGGTACGGGAGGTGTTCGCTGTGCAACCATGCACGCAGGTCACCAGACAGTTGCTCGTTCGTTTTCCGTGCCTGTGACGTGCCAGGGTCGTAACGCCACTCATCGACAAGCCACAGGTTCGAGCCGGTGCGTTGCCCGTACTCGTTGCGGGTGTCGCTGATGCCGAGGAGGATCGCCGCGGTGGCGTTGGTGGTGCCGTAGTCGACACCGACCGCGAGCAGACGCCGCATCTCCGGGAGTGACTCCCACGGCACAATGTGCCGGTCGGGGTCCCACATGTCGAAGATGGCACCCTCAGCGGCCACCCATTCGCCGAGAATGAACCGCCGGTACCAGAGCCCGGTGAACTCGCGACTGATCGACGCAATGTATTCCGGGGTGAGTGACGGGTTGTCGCTGATGGTGAACTTCCACGACCGCCAGTCAGGCAACTGTGAGAGCCGGTCGAGGAACTTCCGTTTCAGCCAGTGCGCCGGGTTGTCGGGGTTCGTGGTGCCGAACATTTGCGCGCCGACGACGGACATGCGGCCCAACAGTTGGGTGAAGAACTCTTCGGGGATGACGGTCACTTCGTCGACGTACGCACCCGCGACAGTGAGACCGCGGAGAACTTTCTCCGCCTTCGCATCCGATGCGCCGATGACGTACACGGTGCGT